ACCAACTACAAATATAAATACCAACAGCAGTTTCTTTAGACCAGATGCAAGTGGCAAATTTGTAACTATTAATGGTGGTGCAAATGGTGGATTCATAATGCTTGAATCTACAACAACTACCGATAGCGACCAGATAGGTGGTCTTTTTTGGACAAGAACAGCAGGTCAAGGTGATGCACATAAACAGGTTGCAGGGATTGATGCTATACAACAAGTCAATAGTGGTGCAAGTAATCTAGATGGTGCAACATTAAGATTTTTCACTAAGCCAAATAATGCAGGAACAAATACACCAAGACTACAAATAGATTCAGCAGGAAACATACAAGTTGGCACGACTACAGTTTTAGATCAAAGCAGAAACCTTACAAACATAGGAACTATCTCTAGTGGTGCAATTACTACCTCTGGCACTTTTACAAAAACATTTGATGTAGGAAACAGTATAACGCTTGGCAATGATGGAACTTTTGGAACAAGTGGTACAGGAAGATATGTAGCTCTTGGATTTAGTGGAACTGGTAATGGAGCAAACAGAATCTTTGCACATAATACTGGTGAAGATCATATTTACATTGCAGCAGCAACAGGAAAAGGAGTTGTCATACGAGCAAATGGTGGTGGTACAAATCATTTTTTCTTTGGAAGTTCAGGTGAGTTACAAGTAAATGGAACTACAGTATTAAATCAATCAAGAAACCTCACAAACATAGGAACTGTATCATGTGGCAATATCACTATGGCACAATCTGGTGAAGCTACAGCTACATTTCAAACATCTAATAGTTCTGGAGCAGATGCAACTGTAATCATAAAAGGTGCAAGGACTGCTGCTCTTGATGATATCGCTGAACTAAAATTTGATAATGTAGCTTCTACATACACAATGGCAAAGATCACAGGAGGTCAAGAGCAAACACATAGTAATAAAACAGGTAGTTTGAGATTTTATACATCTACAAATTCCTCAACTGGTCTTACAGCTAAAGCTGAACTTACATCAGCAGGAGTTTTTACGTGTGCTAATGACATTGCAGCTTTTTCTAGTCTTTCGGATATAAGATTAAAAGAAAATATAGAATTAATTAATAACCCATTAGATAAAATAAAAAGTTTGCGTGGTGTAAACTTTTCTTATAAAAAAGATGGAAGGCAGTCTACAGGTCTGATTGCTCAAGAGTTAGAAAAGGTTTTACCAAATGCAGTTTATACAACACAGCAGATAGATGATGATGAAGATATTAAAGCTATTAGATATGGTAATGTAGTTGGGTTATTGGTAGAAGCTATTAAAGAACAACAAGAGCAAATAGAAGAACTCAAAGCTAAATTAGAGGAGGTTGCATAATGGCTTTAGCATCAAGTGGAACTTTGTCTATAGGAACAGCAGCAGGTGCAAACCAAAACCCAAAGAGATCAATCAATGAAGAATTAGGAGTTGCAGTTACAACTTCACAAACTATGGGAAATGAAGCTTTGCGAGGTTTGGCAGGTGTATCATCTGGTGTTATTTCTTTTTCAGATTTCTATGGCAAGTCAGCAGCTGAATTGGTATTAGATCAAGATGTAACATCAACAGGTGCAGGTGGTAGTGGAACGATAGCAACTTATGGCACAGGATATACTGCTGCATCACCTAATCCTGTTGTAACAGGATCACCTGCAATAGCAAATGGTGATGATGTTCGGATTACAATAACAGATAATTCAAGCAATATAAAAGTTAAATTTGAATGTCAATTCACAGTAACAACTAATACATCTTTTCCATTTTTTACAACTTGGGCTATTACAGGTGGCACAATTACGAACATTACAACGCCAAGTGGTGCTAGTGTTAATTCTAGCGATAATAAGATTTTAGATGTACCTAGTAGCACTTTTAGTTATCCAAGTGGAACACCTGCAACAAAACTTAGTTTTAATGGTACTAGCCCAACAGCATCTACACCAAACTTTATAACAGGATCAAATTCAATAATTTATACACCTTTAACAGGATCAACTCCACCTAATGCAATAGCAACGGAAGGATTTAATTTAAAGATTCACAAAATATGAGTTATATCAAACAACAGGTTGAACAATTTTTACAGGATTTGTATGATGCAAAGGAAAACAACCCAAACGCTTACTTGCCTAGTGTCTGGGAAGATGTAGAAAAACAAATAAAGGCAAAAATAGATTCTTACGAGGAATAATTATGGCGATAACAAAAACGCAAACAATACAAAGAGTTGAGTGCTATCCTGCTGCTCATACTGAAGAAGGTCAAGAGCCTACATATCCTACTTTGATGGTGGTGTATAACGAAACTTTTGATGATCCAAAAGATGATACGTTGCCAGTAGTTGCAACTAAAGTTGTTAATTTATCTAAAGATGATGGCAATTTAGAAGCTCAAGACGATTTTGTAAAGACAATAGCTAACGCTTTATGGTCTGAATAGTTTATTTATTAGAATTTTTATTATAAAATTTAATTACATAACTTAGGAGAGTGTAATGAATGAAGAAACTAATTACGAGGCTTTGTATAACCAAATCTTGCAGGAGCTTTCTAATGTTCAACATATAAATAGATTGTTGTCGTTAAAAATGGCTGAACTGCAAGAAGAGATTAATAATGCAGGCAAAAAAGAAACCAATAAAAAGGCCAACTAGGATTACAGCAGAGTTTGTTAACCATAATCTTGAGTTGCACGAAATACAATGCGCTGAAAGGTGGAAAACCTGCTTTAATCATTTGGAAAAGCTAGACAATGACATTGGTAGTCTAAACCTTTGGATTAAAGGTGGACTGACTACTATAGTCATCTCTCTAGTTGGTATCTTTATTACCAATATCATTGCATGAATCTTCTCAAAACAATTGTTGATATTATTAAGCCTGTAGGCAAAATTATTGACGATGTTCATACCTCAGAAGAAGAAAAAGCAAAATTAAAAAATGAACTATTTGTATTGCAAGCTAAGTTGCAAGTAGAGGTGCTTGAATATGAAAAAACTTTATTAAGTAAACAGGCGCAAATTATTACTGCTGAAGCTCAGGGTAACTCTTGGCTACAAAGGTCATGGCGACCAATAACTATGCTTACCTTTTTAGTTTTAGTGTGCCTTGATGCTTTTGGTTGGTTGGCTTTTCGTTTGTCAGATCAGGCTTGGGTTCTGTTGCAAATAGGTTTAGGTGGTTATGTTATTGGCAGAAGTGGTGAAAAGATTGCAAAACCTGTTATCACCGCAATGCAAAAAAATGAATAACAAAGACATACAGGATATGCTGATTAAGCATGAAGGCTTGGTTTGTAATTTGTATAAATGTTCTATGAGTGCAAATAGTATAGGCGTAGGTAGAAATTTAGATGCAAATGGTATATCAGAAGAAGAAGCTATGTTTTTATTGCAAAATGACATAGATAGAGTTATTGCAGAACTTGACGACAATCTGCAAGGATGGAGAGCTTGGCCGCTAAAAGCTAGGATGGTTTGTATAGATATGACCTTTCAAATGGGTTTACAAGGATTTTTAGGTTTTAGAAGAACGATAGGCTTAATGCAGATGGGGATGTGGCTAGAAGCATCAGAAGAATTACTTGATTCTAAATACTATACACAGACACCATCAAGAGCCTTATATAACTCACGTCAACTTTCTTTGTGCCAAAATGGCCAAAAAGACATCGGAAGATCATCAAAGTAATTCACGATTAGGAGCTTTGGGTGAGTTAGTTGTCCAAACCTTCTTAACAGAATACTGCGACTTCGTTTATCCTACACAGGACAAACATCCAGCAGACATAATGTTTGAGCTATCAAATGCAAAATATACAGTACAAGTTAAAAGCCGAAGAGAAACTAAAGAGGGCAAATATGTTTTTGCTAGTGAGCCATCCAGAAGTATGTCAAATGTTTATAAGAATTATCATACTGATATTCTAGCTTTTGTGTTCTTTAACAAAGAGCATAAGCGTATCTTTTTTCAAGCAAATACTTCTTCGCAAAACTATTTTACTTTTAACAAAAATATAATTACTGACACTATGGAGCTTGACTCCTTTCAAGAATGTCTCAATCAACTAAATCAAATACCAGTCCTAAATCCTTTGTTTAAATAAGTATTGACATATTTATATATTCATGTATAATATAGGTATGTTTAACAGTAAGGAGGTAAACATGACATTAGGTATAAATAAAAATATCATGTATGAGTTTTATATTAATACTAAATATGGTGAAAGTGTTTGGCATCATAACTTAAATAAATGGCGAAATGCATTAGTAGACTTTATAGATAATAAGGACGATGAAGGATTTGTATTTGAAATACAAATAACTTCCGAAGATGGTTGTGAATTTGTGGAGATATATCCAAAGAACGAAACAGACATATTACCGAAGTATGTACAAAAAACAGTTAATAAAGTTTTACAAGCAGTAAAAAATAAAGTATGAACTATGGGTTTATTTAGGTGGCGTAAATGGAAAAGTTAATTAAATTAAATATTATTGGTGGCGGTACTTTGTGCGCACCATTACGATCTTTTGGTTCTTATTACAAAGATTTTATTACTGGCGATACCTGTGTTGAGGTTGGCATCAAGCCAACTACATATCTGGTAAGAGAGTCAGTCAGCGAGTTAGATAGGATTATCAAATGAATAAGAAAAAATTAGTAGATTTAGCAGAAGAAGTGTTAGGCAGCATAGATACACATATTGATAAAAAGTTAATAGATACATTAGAAATAGAACTGTTAGAAAGGTTGCGAGAAAGGTTTTTTAAAGCAAAAAGGTATAAAATGAGCAAAAAACTACACGCCTATCGTCCGCACTTTTCTGAATATTCATCTGTAAAACCAATAATTGATGAAGCTATAGATTCTTGTATTAAGAGAATGAGCAAATGAAACAACCAATATCTAAAATTACTGACGATGATAAGGTCTCACATTCGCTTGCACCTTATTTGTTTGACGAGCAGTTGTTTGACAAAACCAAGAATGAGGCTTTGCATGATTGCATAAGAGCAAAGCATGGTGAAAATATAAGAACGCCACAAACTTTACGTCAAGAGTTTGGTTCAGAGGCAGAGCATGTTTGTTTGCGAGTTGGTTGCAGACGACTAGGACTTATCAACGTACAACATCCCATAACAGAAAAAGTTGAGCATCCGCTTTTGCCATTGCAAGGATCACTAGATGGCATGGCTGAAGCTGACAACCTTACTATAGAGAATAGTCCTGAGCGTGGCATCTATTTACCAAACGCAACAAAGATAACAGTAAATGGCAAATGTCCTATAGAGGTAAAAACTACATCTATGAGAGCTACAGATGATCCGCCAAATGGACTTGGTGTTATGCAGTTGAAAGCTGCTATGTCTACAACGCAATCTAGTTTTGGTGTACTGATTTGTTTATTTAATTCTACAGACTTAAGAGTATTTGTATATCAGAGAGATTATGAGTTTGAGGATGAGCTGGCTGTGAGAGTAAAGGATTTTGATAGGAGAATCAGGGAAGAGGATTACTTTACTCCACAGATCAGCCGAGATGCGCACTTGTTAAACAAGAATGTAGATGATGAATCTGTAATTGAATTAGAGGATAGCTTTCATTTAGATCAATATGTTAGTCTAAAAGAAAAAAAGAAAGAGATAGAGAAGCAAATAGATTATCACCAATCGCAAATCATGAACAGCATGGGTAACGCCAGTAAAGCTATTAATGAAAACTATGTTGTGTCTTGGCCAATGATTAATTACAAGGCAAAGCTAGAAAAGGTTGTGCCAGCTAAAGATGCATATAGTGTTAGAAGAAAGACAATCACAGTAAAAAGGGCAAATAAGTAATGAGAGTATTTGTATGGAGAGTATTACCTTTTTGCCCTTAACTTGATTATAAACGAATTTAAGAATATTATTTAGAAGGAGAGTATAAAAATGGAAGAAAAAAGAAGTAAAAAAGCATTGTGGGTTTCAAAAGATATGCATCGTGAAGTAAATATTTTTGCAGCAACGAATAGTACTGATATAGGAAGAGCTACAGAGATGTTAATTAAGTTAGGCATAATTTCACATAATAAAAATAATGACTGAACATACAGACAAAGTAATTAAAAGAAGGTTAGAACTGCGTAAAGAAAGGCATGATAATCAAATTACCTTCATCGAAGGTAGAGCTGGCCAAATAACTACTGGCTACAGATCAGGAAGGCGTGTTATTGAGTTTGATGATAAGCGCAAGAAAACTATAACAGAGCATGTGGCGTAGCCTTATTATTTATATAGAAAAAAAAATAGATAGATGTATAGAAAAATCATTAGAAAAGCAAGAAGAGAGGATGATGCGTGATGACAACAAGTAATTGTATATTTTTGTTTACTACAATACTAATGATTATAGGCGCAGCTTATATCTTATACTTGGATTATAAAGATGGTGAATAGTAGGACTAAAGGCCATAACTTTGAAAGACATATAGTAAATTTAATTAACAAGTATTTAGAGTCGCAAGAACTTGACCAAAGAGTAAATAGAAACTTAGATCAACAAATGTATGCTGGCCAAGCTGATATTTATTGGGATAATTTTGCTATAGAGTGTAAGAGATACAAAAAAAATGCAAGCATAATGTTTAAACAAGACTGGTGGGATCAGGTGTGCATATCTGCTGGTGATGACTTGCTACCAATACTAATTTATAAATATGACCGCAGGCCTATATATTTAGCTATGCCAATCTATTTAATGAGTGGCAGGCAAAAGGCAAATAATGATGCTATATATATGTGTTCGCTAAAAAGCATGTGTAAAGATTTTAAAACAATTATGCAGAACGCAAGTGTATATAATACATGAGGAAGATTATAAAGATTTTTGTCGTCAACAGTACGATAAGATAAGCATGGTTTTAGCGTTGCTTGGTATAGCCAACGATGAAACCTTTGAGGACTTTATGCTGAGAAATCAAGATCAGCTTGAAGTTGAGTATTTAACCAGTATAGGTAAATTATCTATACACTAAGAAAGGAGAATATCATGGTAGATATACTTGGAGGAATGAGTGGCGAAGGTGCTGCAAGTTCATTTATAAATTTTAAAGCAAGTGAGATGGAGTGGCAGATCAAGGGCGATAAGGTTGCTTTTGATTATATGCAACTGGATCATACAACTTTGCAGTCTGGTTGGGGAGTTTACGATGGCAGTTTTGATTATGTTTGGGATAAGACATTTGGCATGCCAGACAAACAACCAGAAGGCTATATGAGAGCTTTTTCATGTTGGGTTTGGGTAGATGGATTTAATCAACCTTTAATGTGGCAATCGTATAAAAGAGGTGAGAGCATGGCCTTAAACAATATGCTTGCTGAATTTTGGAACGACAAGGACGCATCCGAAGATTTGCCTGTATTTAAGTTTGGTCGTAATGATCCTGCAAAACCTGATGCAGAGCTTGATGCGGTAAAAATAAAGCTAGGTATGGGTAGCACAGCAGAAATAAAATTTGCATATCAAGGTATGAAGCCAAGAAAAGATGGCTTTGTTATACCCAGTTGGGTTGAGGAAGAAGAGCCTGTTAGAGAAAAACCAGAGCAAA